AGCCTTAGTAGATGGCCGCATTGGCAAGCTCGACACTACGCTCAGGCGCGTTACAAAGATGATGGCCGATGGCAGCATCACGCTGGAGCAATGGCAAGGCAGCGTCAGGGAAGCCATCAAGGCAGCTCACATTCAGACAGCAATCATTGGCCATGGCGGAAAGGACAGTATGGGAGCCGTCGAATATGGCCGCATCGGTCAAAGGCTTCGTGCAGAATACGCTTATCTACAGGGCTTTGCTAATGACGTTCTGGCTGGCCGCGCTAGTCCTGCCATGGCTGTTGCTAGGGTCAGCTTGTATGCTGAAAGCGTACGTGGCTCTTACTGGCAGGGTTTGGAGCTTCGGAAGCAAGCGGAAGGTTACGGACTGATGCGCCGCATCCTCGACCCACAGGCTCAGCACTGCGCTGATTGCCCAGCCTTCGCAGCTCGCGGCCTTGTCCCCATCGGCACCCTTCCCATGCCAGGGCAGCGTTGTCAATGCAGGGCACGGTGCAAATGCCGAGTGGAGTTCTACCGTCAGCAGATGCCTCATGCTCCCGTGTGAAGAGGCCCTAGTATCTAGCGAGCTTCTTTCTTTCAGTGACACGAATCCTCTACTGCGGAGACGTTGGCGTACAGACGGGCTTCGGCAGGGTGGCCGAATATCTCATTCCCGCCCTCGCCAAAGATCATGACGTGTTTGCACTGTGCGTCAATCACCACGGGGACCCTTCCCCTATGCAGCAGCATTGCCAGATGTTTCCGGCAATGGCGCATGGTTCTGACCCGTTCGGTTCCCACCGCATTGCTGAACTGGTGCAAACCATTCAGCCTGACGTGGTGTTTATTGTCAATGACATTTGGGTGGCGGTCACGCTTGTTGACAAAATTGAGCCACTGAAGGAAAAGCTCGGCTTCAAAACCTGCGTTTACACGCCTATCGACTCCTACGGTCTATTCCCTGAGCTACTTCCCGCTCTGAACAAATGGGACAAGCTCATCACCTACACAGAGTTTGCGAAGGGCGAGATTGAAAAGATGGGCTACGAGCGTCCGATTGGCGTTGTGGGCCATGGCACGGACTTTACCAAGTTCTTCCCCATTGACAAGCAGCAATGCCGGAAGGATGTTGGCGTGCCGGAGGATGTATTCATTGTATTCAATGGCAACAGGAACCAGCCGCGTAAGCGCATCGACCTGACCATCAAGGGCTTTATCAAGTTTGCAAAGGACAAGCCTGATGCTCGCCTGTGGCTCAACATGGGAGCCAAAGATATGGGCTGGGAACTGATCCCTTTGTTCAAACGTGTGGCTAGGGACGCAGGCTACGACCCTGCGGGCAAGCTCATTCTCACCAGCCCCAATTTTTCCACGCATAACTGTCTTCCCATTGAGCAGCTCAACAAGGTGTATAACGCAGTGGACGTGGGCATCAACACTTGTCTGGGCGAGGGGTGGGGCTTGGTCAACACTGAACATGCCGCTACTGGCCGCCCGCAGCTAGTGCCAGACCACACAAGCCTGAAGGAAATCTTTAGCGACGTGCCTCGCATTCGCATTGAAAGCTGGGAAACCGACAGGAACTATGGACTGGAGCGCGGGCAAGTATCGCCCGATCACCTTGCCGAACTGCTCACGGAATACTACGAAGATCGAGACAAGATGAACGATGATGGTGCGTGGTGCTATTCACGCATTCATGAGGACCAATTCTCTTGGGAGAATGTCACTGACAAGATGCTTGGCTATATCAATGAATTGCTCAAGCCTGTCGTTGCGGTTTCTGAATTCAAAGGTTTTGGCGCTCCAGTGAAGGTGAATTGATCGTGCAAGTTTCGCAAATCTTTCTGACTGATGAAGGCGGCAAAGAACTGCCTCCTGCGCTGCAGCAATTGACAAGCACAGTTCAACAGGGCTTTCCTAGTGCGGACTATGTTCGCTACAACAACGAAACACTGAGAGAGTTCATCGTTGAGCATTTCGGGGGCGATGTTGTCAAGGCTTATGACGGCCTCCGCTCCTATTCCAACAAGGCTGACCTTGGCCGTTATTGCATCCTCTATGCGGTTGGTGGCTGGTATTTTGACATTGCCATTAGGCTCCATTCACCTGTAGAGCTTGCCGACCGCATTGACTTTCTTGCGTTCCGCGAGATTCAGAAGTTTACTGGCACTTGCTGGGCGTGCATGACTGCAGTGTTGTTTTCCAAGCCGGGTAATCCTGCGCTTCTGAATGCCATTGATCAAGTGGTGGAGAATTGGCAAGACAGGTACTATGGCATCACGCCATTGTCCCCTACTGCTACTCCCGTGCTAGGGCAAGCATTGGCAAAAAATGGCGAGCAGGCATCGTTTGTCTATGGCGACTTCCTTCAGCTAACGCCCACCCACCAAAAACACAACACTGCTTTTGTTCTGCCTGACGGAACTATTCTTGCATGGGGCAAGCCTGCGGGAGGTGGCGACTTGTCTGCTTTTGGAGCCAAAGGTACGAACAACTACAATCAACTCTGGCAAGATCGGCAGATTTACCAATGAAATACTTTCTGGACTTTGGCACTCACTACTTAGACAATGGCGGGAAGTATTCAGATTGCGAAAGCGGCTTGCTTACGTTTGAAAAGCAACTATTTTTTGGCAAGGAGCCTCCCTATGACTGGCATGTTCTCACGTTTGAGCCGTCTGCTCATGCAGTACAGGCAAATAAGTCCGCCATTCCCTCCATTGAAAAACGCTTTCTTTCGTTTCAGGCTTTTCATGCTGCTATTGGCACAGAAGATGCCCTAGTCACTTTCAAGTGGCTGCCTGGTTATAGCGCTGCGTCTACTTGCGTGATGGAGCCACTGGCGGAAATTGAGCGGCACCAATGCCAAGAGCTTTACGTGGAGTCAATGGACGTAAAGCGAGTGGTGCAAGAAATCATCGACGCGGACGACGAAGCGACCATCTATATCAAGTGCGACATTGAAGGAGCAGAGTTTACTGTATTGCCGCGTTTACTGGAAGTCGAAAACGTGGGGCAATGGGTGAAAACAATTTATGTTGAGTGGCATGATCGCTTCTGGCAAGGTAAGCCACGTCACAACGAGATTCTGCAGACCAAGGCTACGATTGTGGAAGACTGCGCCAAGTCAAAGGTGGCGCTTTATGTCTGGGTTTAACAATGGCCGACAAAAAGCAGCAAGCAAAAATTCGGCTTGTTTTGCGTGAGTTCAAAAGCGGCAAGCTCAAAAGCAGCAGTGGGGAGAAGGTTGTTGACCCCCGACGCGCTCTCGCCATTGCCCTCTCAGAAGCTGGCATGTCGCGCAAGCCCAAAAAGGACATGGGGGATGAATACTACCTTGCTTTCATGAAAGAGCTTGGCGGCGATGACGACGACGATGATGACGATGATGAGGAAGAAGATGACAGGGGCGACTCCGAATCATTTTCTCCTCCATCGTCCGTTCGCTCTGCCGCTCGCAGAGGGCTTGAGCTGCGCAAGAAGCATGGCAAAGGCGGCCTGACCACGCAAGAGGCAGGCAAGCAAGGCATTGGCAGTGGCGTGGCCAGGGCAACAAGCTTGGCCAATGGAGAGGCAGTGAGCTACGAAACGATCAAGCGCATGGCGGCATTCTTCTCTCGGCACGAAAAGAACAAGAGCGGAGGCGAGGATGATGCTGGCCGAATCGCTTGGTTGCTCTGGGGATCGGACGCGGGTAGGGCGTGGGCAAGTCGCATCATTAAGATGGTTGAGAGTCGCCGCAAAAAGCAATGAACGAGCACGTTCACACGATGGAAGACGAGGATGATGATGGCATTGGCATCATGCAAGCCCTCTCCATCCTGTCGGCGCATGAGCATCGGGACACTCCCCATTGGCGGCTAGTTGAGCAGCAGCATTTCAAGAATGGGCGGCACGACGAAACCCACATGTTCGTGGAGAACTACTACGAGAAGCCGCACGAAGACTACGTGCCTGTGAAGATGCTGGTGTTTGAAGCGGAGGCTATTGCCAAGGCGTATGTCATGGCTGGCGTGGAAAGCCAGGTGAGGGCAATCAGGGGTCAGGGTATGGACGATGATGACGACGATTGAGCATCAACGACATAACTAGGTATCCCTAAAAACCAAAGCACGGAAAGGGTGTAAAGTCCGCTAAGTGTTGCCAATTGCACTGCGGATGGTTCTGTTTCGGCTCTTTCCATGCGGCAATAAGTGGAAGCTCCTATGTGCAGCTCTTTGGCAACATCACGCTGACTGAGCCCGCTATTAAGGCGGGCTTCTTTCATTCTTTCCGCAACGACTAGCTTGCGCTGGTGATGGGGCATCCGTGCAGCGCTAATTGTGCTGCTAACTAGGTAGCGCATGGTGTTTCATCTCTGGTACAAGAATTGCAGTATAGACAGCTCCATTCGTTAGTGTTGTTTCATGAGCGAAACTTCTTTTCGTTACGACGTATCCCCCATAGACAAGTACGAGGTGACGCCGGAAGGCTACCTTCGTGCTTGGGCGACCATTGCGCGTACTGGTGTGCAACTGTACACTGACGCCGATGGCTCCATTCGTAAGGAATACCGTCCAGCGGAAGAAGTTGGCTCGGGAGAAAGTCTTGCTTCATTTGCGGGCAAGGCAATCACATTTGAACATCCATCAGTTCTTCTTGATAGCTCCAATACCAAGGACTATCAGATTGGCTTCACTGGTACGGACATTGTTTATGACAACGGCTTTGTCCGTGCTGTCATGACGATTACTGACAGGGAAGCCATTGAGAAGATTCTGCGGAAAGATGTTCAAGAGGTGAGCGCGGGCTACAGAGTTGAATACGACTCGACACCTGGCGTTACCGACGACGGCGAGCACTATGACGGCGTTCAACGCTCAATTAGTGGCAATCATGTGGCCGTTGTCAGGCGTGGCCGCGCAGGCCCGCAAGTGAAGCTGCATCTTGATCGCCTTGATGCGGCAAATCCAACCCTACTCAATTACGAGGAACCATCTATGACTGCGAAAGTCAATTTCGATGGCGCTGAGTTTGAGGTGAGCGAAAGCGTTGCGCTGGCGGTCACCAAAGAACGAGAGGATGCCAAGAAGTCTTACGAGGACATGAAGAAGATGTACGACGGCATGATGGCCGAAGCATCCAAGATGAAAGAAGAAATGGACGCAATGGAGAAGGAGATGAAAGGGAAGATGGACGCTGCCGAAGGCCGCGCCGACGCCCTTGCTCAAGAACTTGAAGCCGCCAAGGCTGATCTTGAGGCCGCCAAGCAAGTGAACGTTGATTCGCTTGTAGACGAGCGCATCGCTCTCATTGACAAGGCTCGCACCACTCTGGACAGCGAGTTTGACTTCTCTGGCAAGACTGCTCGGGAAATCATGGAAGCCTCTATCAAGGCTGTACGTGGCGATTCTGACCTGTCGGAGCGTTCCGACGATTACGTGATGGCCATGTTCGACACCCTGTCGGAAACCGCCCGCAAGGATTCGGCTTCGACTGACAACCTCCGCAAGGCCGTGGCTTCTATCGCCGCGCCTGTGGCTGCACCGTCTTCCTATATGGAGCGTCTGCAGAACGGCTGGAAAACCCCCCTTTCCGTTACTAAGGAGAAGCGCTGATCATGGCCGTCACCTTCACTCAAACTGCAACTGGCGTCACTGGTGGCGTGCAGCAGGCTTATGCCCTGCAGCATGATCCCCTGCTGGAAGGCCAGCTTTCCGACATGCGCGACAACACCATTGGCACCTATGTCAATGAAACTGGCGCCGTGCTTGCTTTCGGCAATGTGCTCACCTACGCAAGCGGTGGCACTGTTGATAACTCTGCTCAGACCATCTCTGGCACCACTGCTCCCGTAGTGGGCGTCAATATCCTCACTTATATTGACGAGACTGCCGAAGATGCCAACAGCCGTCCTGGCGTGAAAGCCAATCAGGCTCTTAACGTCATGAACGAAGGCGCCGTGGCCGTCTATGTGCATGGTTCTGTCACCCCTGCCTCGGCTGTGCGCGTGATTCACACTGCTACTGGCGTCAAGTATGCCGGTCAGTTCCACGCCACGTCCATCTCTGGCCGCACTGCTGTGCTCTCCAATGCTCGCTACCTGACTAGCGCTGCTTCTGGGCTGGCCATCCTTGAGCTGAACGGTCCCTCGTTCACGCTTACCGCTGACACCACCACTGCTTGATAGGAGGCCCTACCAATGTCTGAATTTCGTATGGATGAGGCGGGCCTGTTTCTTGAGCGTCAGCTTGAGTACATCCGCCCCCAAGTGTTTGAAACCGTCTACGCGGACATCAAATACCCCACTATTCTGCCTGTGACTGCCGAAGCCGGTAACGCAGCGCAAACCTTCACCTACCGCGTGATGGACAGCACTGGCGACTTCCGCCTGCTGGCTGACGCTGCTGATGATCTGCCTCGGGCTGACATCAGCCAAGTGGAGAAGAGCATCAACATCCGCTCCTTTGGCGGCAGCTTCGGCTACACCGTGCAGGAACTGCGGGCTGCTCAAATGGCCAACATCGCCCTGGAGCAGCGTCGTGCTGCTGCCGTGCGTCGCGCCTACGAGGAGAAAGTGGAAGAGATTGCCATGTTCGGTGAGGCTTCTGCTTCGCTGGCTGGTTTCTTCAACAACTCCACGGTTGACGTGCTGCAGGCTGACAAGTGGTTCACCGACTCCGGCACCACTTCTGAGGAAATGCTTGAGCTGCTGAACTATGGCGTGACTGCCATTGTCAACGGCTCCAAGATGAAGGAAACGCCTGACACCATCCTCATTGCCTATGAGGACTTCCGCGTGATCTCCACCCAGCGCAACTCCGATTCCTCGGACGTGACTGTGCTGGAATACTTCCTGCGCACCAACCCCTACATCACATCCATTGAGCCGATCAATCAGCTCGATGCAGACAACAGCGTACTGAACACCAATCGCATGGTGGTTTACAAGCGTGACCCGCAGAAGGTGCAACTGCACATTCCGCAACCGCTTGAGCTGTTCCCGCCTCAGCAACGTGGTCTGGAGTTCGTGGTGCCTGCTCACGCTCGCGTGGGTGGTGTGGCCATCTACTTCCCCAAGAGCGTCATCTACGTTCAAAACAACTGAGGATGAGAAAGTTTAGGGCGTTAGGCTTGGCGGCAGTTCCTAGTTGAACCAATGCTTATTGCTTATCGCCCTGAACTGGAAAATCCGCCGCGTGAAGGGGGCTTTGGCGTGATCACCAATGCCGGGATTATTCAGCTCACTCCTGGCGTCAATGCAGACGTGCCTGAGTCCAAATGGGCAGAGGCTCGTCAAAACCGACAAGTGAAGCGCTTGATGGCCATTGGTGCCATTGAAGAGATGAAGGACATGCCTACTGTGCAAGACATTCCGCAAAGCGTGGAAACCCTGTCTCAGCTTGCACAGCGCGATGCTCTCAGCATGATCGAGATTATGCACGACGAAGAGCAACTTCTTGACTGGAAGAAGATTGAAGGCCGCATCCGCATCCGCAACGCCATCGCCCGCCGCATCGAAGCCATTAAAACAGGGAAGGCATAACCATGGCCGTCACTGCATCTGGCTTTTTGGAGCGGTTTCCTGAGTTTGAACCCCATCCATCGGGGATCGTTAATGGAGCCATTACTGAAGCATCGGCGGATGTAAGCGAGGACATTTTTGGCAGTCAAACCGACCGCGCCATCAAGCACCTTGCGGCTCACATTATTGCCATTCAACTTGCGCAAATGGGCATCCAAATTGGTGCCACTGAAGGCAAGGTTTATGGCAAAGGGCTTGAGGCCACGCAATATGGCCAAGAGTTCAAACGAATGCTTGAAACCGTCGCTGGTTCCACTTCCATTGGCTTCGTCGCATGATTAACGGCCTGTCGCCACTCGCTAATGCCACCCTGGTTTGGCAAGTGGCTTCGGGCTATGCTCTGGACGAAGAAACTGGCAATTACGTTGGCCTGTCATCAGGCGTCACGTACTATGCCAGTCTCAAGCAAAAGAGCAATCCACGGTATGACTACCTTCTAGGCGCTGACAACACGGCAGTGTACATGGAAGGCAGGCTGACAGGGCCTCTGGCATTGTCTGGCATCACTCCTGGGAGTTCGGCTGCTGCAACGATCAATGGAAGGGAAGGACGGTTTGAGCTATTGCCCAATGAACACATTGCCGAACACTACTGGCAGTTCTTAGGCACGCCAATCAGGGGCATTTTTAGACTGGTTGGCAAAGGAAGCGTACAGAACGTCTGACGCTTAACCACTTTCTCTTTCTATTGAGGATTTTCAAATGCTCTACCACCCCACTGAATTGGTTAAGAGCCAAGACGTTATTGTACGTGTTGGCGCTATTCCCCTGGCCTCTGGTCGTCCTGTGATCACGCAGAGCGGCGCTACGTTCACCGTGAGCGGGGCTCCCACCCTCTTCACCCTGCAGGCTGCCACCACGGCTTCTGTGGCCTTCAACGATGGCAACCAAGAGTTTTACCTGCTTGGCGGCGGCGGTTTCGCTGACAGCGTGATCGTCACCAGTCAAGCCACTGCTTCTATCACCTCCTATTTCCAGAAGGACGTTGATGGCACGGTGTTCCTGCCCAACAGCTTTGATGAAGCGTTCCAAGTGATCAGTGCTTCACGCTACGACAAAACCCATGAGGTGTATGTCGAGATCAACAAGCAGCTTGGCGTGAGTGGCACCACTTTCTTCTACGACCGCGTGGCTTTCTGCGCTGCCGTGATGAACTACAACGAGAACTACCCTGCTGACAACCTTGTGGAAGTCACCTTTGATCTCGTTAGCCGCAGCCGCATTGGCATCCATCAGAGTGCCACCAGCTCTGGCAGCATCATTCCTGTTGCCCCCAACTGACCTTCTGTCCCATAGCTCTGTTAGCCTCTCCTTACGGGGAGGCTTTTTATTGTGAACATCGCTCAACTCCGCGACACTGTTACGACACTGCTGACGATGCAGCCCGACCTGATTGGTAGTTATACGCTGCCTGATGGCAAGACTATTCCTGCCGTGTACGTGGCAGGACAGACAGGCGTGCCTAGTGAATGGAAAGCCGATGGGCTGGAAGTGACAATGCGCCAGTATCCCGAACTGTTACCAACGGCAGGCGTGGGCATTGTTGATCTGTTGAAGCAATGGGAAGTAGTGCTAGTGCAATACAATCCTGATGGAAGACAGATTGCGGAGGCAATGGAGAGAATGACGAGACGTTTTCCTGATGCGACTTTCCGCTACCTACCTGGAAACGACGTGGCTTATGAGCGCTGCCGTGTCATCATTCCCGACAGAGAAGTTCGCACCATCATTCGATAATGGCAATCATTTCCGCGAGGATCATTGGCGCGAAGCAAATTGAGAAGGCATTGCTTGATGCTTTTGAGAAGTGGGCCGAAGAGGATATTAACGATGCCCACTGGGATGATCAGTTCCGCGACATGGAACAATGGGAATGGGATGGAGAGACGAGGCGAAAAAATGGCGAAGTGGTCGGTAGTCCGCGAGACATTTACGACCTTGGCGACCTGTACGAAAGTGGCGTAAAGAGCTTTAAGCTCAATCGTACAACTGCAGGAGCTGAGGCTAATTGGCACTGGGACGCAACGAACAGCAGTGGTGAAGAATACGCTTGGTATGTGCATGAAGGCACAAGGAAGATGCCAGGAAGGCCATTCACTGATGACATTTCTATTGCATCGTCATTCTTCAGAAAGGCGCCTGGCAAGGCTTTACAATTGCGAGTACAGGATGAGCTGAACAAGATCAATGCACGTTGATTACTTGGCCAGCGAAGATGGCAGGGTTCATGCCATTAACTGCACTCAAGAGGCGGCAAGCTTAGAAGCGGGTATTCTCTGTCTTGTTTCCTTTCATGGCGACACGGCTACAATCTGCAATGACAGCCACCGTTTCTTGGTGGAAGTGCCTCCTGAATGTCGTTCCTCTAGTGAGCGCGTCAAGGCTTTCAACGTTACCCTGAACATCCTCAGTCATGAGCAAGTATAGTTTCCTGCTTCAAGGGGAAGAGCCTGAATACTTTGAGCTGCTGCCTGGGTTGCGACTGCGCAAGTATGGCGGCTGGCTTGTTGCCGAATCCATTGAACAAGAGGAAGCAAGCCGTGCTCAGTCACAGGCCACCATCCGCGCTGTGCAACTGGCCAAGAAGATTTCCGCCAGTAAAGGCGTGAGCCTTGAGGAAGCCTTTGACATGCTGCAGGGCGGTGCAAGCATGGGAGAGATGGATTTGCTCAGCGACTTCACGGAAGAGACGCTGGGGATGCTGAACAGCGTGGGCAGCGTGGAAGTGAGCAATGCTCGCATTGTCACCACTTTCATGCGGTGCCGTGGTGAGGCGATGATGGACGGCGAGTGGCAGCGCACTGAAGACTGGTCGCTGGACGACACAAAGGCAATGGGGCGCAAGCTGATTGCTGCCACGCTTGAGTTTATTGCTGACGAGCAGCAAGCTGAACTCGCGGAGGCTGGAGCAGCAAAAAAAGCGAAGACGACGAAGGCTTAAGCCCCGTCGAACGCTTAGAAAAGCAAGCTAGACGCACGCTAAAGAATCTTACGCGCTGGGACGACATTTACTTCCGACTTTCCGCATCGGAATACCGGGATGATCGTTGGTCAGCGCGTAACTTTGGCTTGCAAAGAACTAAGGACGTGGTGAAGGCGCTGAAGTGGATTGAGCGCCATGACGTGAATCGCCATAACATCGACAACATTGCTACTGCCAAACTTGGCGCAGTGGTGGTTGGTGCGCTGGGTGGCAAGAAGGCAAGAGTGAGCCCTGCTGACTTCCTGCCGTTTGATACGCGCAAGATGCAGAAGGATACGGGCGTGACGGAAGAGAGCCTGCGTATTTTGCGTCAACTGCTCAAGACACGACGGATGGATGGAAGATTGATTGGCATGTTGGCAGAAGAGATCAAGACTGCATCCTCGCGTGAGAATGCAGAATAGTTCGTTAAGCTAAGTGATAATAGGCATGTTGCTGCGATATGGCCGCTCCTGAGCTGAGGCTATCAGTTGGTCTTGACCTGGCTCTTCTCAGGCAGCAAATTTCAACCATTGGTACGCAGCTTGGCGGGCAGCCAATTACGCTGCGAACGCAGTTTGACAGGCGATCAATACAAGCTCAGTACGCTGCACTTAGTCGGCAATTTGCTAAAAAGACTTTCAGGATTGAAGTTGCAAGTAACTTACAAGCCGAAATTGGATACGCGAACAAGCTGGTTGAAGCATTAGAGCGTGTCAAAAGAGCGGCAGCGAGCACTAAAACCGCTATCCCCATTGGCACCGGCCCGCTTTCCAAAACAAAGAGTCAAGGCGGGCTAGACGCGGCGGAAGTCAAGCGTCTTTACGAAGCGCTTGCAATGGCGGGCGTGGCCGGGTTTGAAACCGGCGTCAAGAAAACTCGTCCTCAAATGGTTGCCCAAATGGGCACTGTGAGCAGGGATGTGATTGCAGGCTTACTGAATGGCCTGGAAAGCAAAAGCCCACAAGTGCAAAGAGCCGCTCAGTCACTGGGACAGGCTCTCATCGCATCGACTAAGCGCACGCTTGGCATCGCGTCACCATCGAAAGAGTTTGAAGAGATTGGCAGGGACGTTGGTCGTGGCTTTGAGAAGGGCGTTTTGTCCTCAATGGACGCAGCGTTTAATGCGCTGGAAAGCAAAATGCGGCAGCGCACGAAAATCCTTGACACGTTTGCCAGAGGCGTCTTTCACATGCTGGGCATGGACCCGGCGCAACTGGCGGCACAAAGGCGAGCAAGCTTGGCGCCGTCTGCAGTCAACTGGCCCGCTCAGGTGCCGCCTAGGCAGCGTCCTGACATTGGCCCATCGTCCAGTGGAAGGTTGCTGGCAGGCACTCCGTCTCGCGCCGCTCTTGCTGGAGATAGAGGCCCTGCGGCATTACTTCCCAGCGTTGCCGCAAGTGCCGCTGCAAGCGCCGCATTTCGCAATCAGATCAAGGCAAGTGTAGATGCCATCGTTGGCAAGCTATCTTCTCAGGCTCGCCCCGCTGAAGCCGCTGGTGTTCTTGGCCCTTACTTAGGCACTGTTCAGGACAGCTTCAGGAGGCTCTTTGCTGCCTACGGTCGAGTTATTGAGACTGAAGTAAGACAAGTTGCTGCGCCTTTTGACATTGTGCGGGACTTCGGCGCTCGGCAAGTGCAGTCTGAGGCTCGGGCTTTTGGGCGTTCGCTTACGGATGCGCTGCAGCAAGCAAGACGGGAGATTGAAGCGGCTCGCGTAAGCGCTGTAAGAGTGGGGGATCTTGGCGCTTCCATGCAGGCAGCGTTGGGTGGTCGGCAGATCGCAGGATTACTGCCTTCCGCTACTGGCATGTCCGTGCAAGATCGCATTGCACAGGCGTATCAAAGATCAGCGGCGCGTGGCTTGTCAGTGATGGCAGAAGGCGTTGGTGGAGGCGGCCCACCTCAACTTCCCCCTGGTGTTGGTCGGACTCCTGCGCCCTATGGAGGCGGGAGGGGCGGATTCCCTAGTGACGGGATGATGGGGCCATCGGCTACAAAGGGCTACGAGGCGTTGTCTCGGCTCAGTGGCGCACTCAACAGCACCGATAGATTCTTCAGGCAGACAAGGCTTCCTCTCGCGGGCGCGGTGGAAGAATTGGCTGGCGAGTTTGGACAGGCAACCAAACAAGTGCTGCTATACGGCGCTGCCTACAAGGGCTTGGCGTTCATCATGGACTTGCCGCGTCAAACGCTGCAAGCGGCCACAACGCTGCAAACACTAAGAAACCAGCTACAAGCGGTCACTGGCTCAACGGAGGAAGCAGGCCGCTCGTTCCAATTCCTAGGCTCTCTTGCTAATCAATTCTCTGTTCCATTGGACAGCGTGCGGCAAGGTTTTGTCCGCATGTATGCCTCAATGCAACCTGCAGGATTTGGCGCAGAAGAAATTGAAGGGCTATTCACTGGCATCACAAAGGCGGCTGCCACGTTTGGCATGAGTGCCGACAAGGTAGACAGAGTGACATACGCCCTTTCGCAGATGGCAAGCAAAGGGCAGATCACTGCGGAAGAATTGCGCGGACAGTTGGGCGACGTTCTCCCTGGCTCATTAGCTCTTTTTGCAGAAGCCGCTCAAATGACCATCCCTGAGTTTTCCAAGGCGATGGAGGACGGCGCTTTTAGGGGCAAGGCGATGCAGCAAGTGCTTAACAATGTAGCCATCCTGCTTAATTCCAAATTCAGCGCTGGAGCAAAAGGAGCGTCTCAAACACTGCAGGGTGCTCTTAATGCAATGCAGAACAGTCTGCTTCGCCTGTACGAAGCATTTGAGCCGTTAGTCAACACTGTTGCCCGCACAGTGTTTCCAGTGATTGCCGATGCCGTGGGAGAGGCCACCAAGGCTGTTCAGGCTTTTGCCGCCGCTGCCGCTGGGAACGAAAGCCCAGGCAATATGCTAGACGGATTGGCTAGGCGCATTTTTACTGCTTTCAAGCAAATCTCTGAGATTGGGCAATCTCTCGCAAGGATCATAGCGAGCTTAGGCCCCACCTTTGAAATACTTGGAAGATCATTGTTGCTCGCAGTGGAACAAGCTGCACGCTTTGTCAATACCCCCATCGGTACAGCGTTGGCAGGCTTTGCTGCAAAAGCAGGCGTGGCGCTGATTGCAGTGCAGCTACTGACGCGCACTGGTATCGCAGCGCTCGTTAGCCAGTTAATCATCTTGATTCGCAACGTTCGCCTTGCCGGTGGGGGCTTGACTGCTTTCGCAGCGGCGGCAGGCAGAAGCGCTGTTGCGGCTCGTCTTTTGAGGACGGCTATCACCGGGCTTTTCTTGGGAGGCGTCCTGTTGGGGATTGAAGCACTTGTCACTCATATTGGCAAGGTTGCAAATCGCCTTAGCGATGCAAGAAAAGAAGCTCTATCGGCTGCGCAAGCTATACGATCAATGGGCGCAACCGAGCTGGTGACAGAAAAGCGCACTCGCCAAGCGAATGTTGCGCTTCTTGAAAAAGTACAGAGACCGGGCGGCGATCTTGTGTCACAAGAAGATGCAGAGCGACTGAAAAATCTAGGCTTGCAAGTTAAGCTGGAAGGCAATCTGCGTACGGGCATAAAGCGTCGAGTAACCGACTTGTCTCTTGTGGAAGGCTACTTGCAGCGCGAAAAGCAATTGCTTGGAGAGGTTGAGTATGCGTACAAGGGGCTTGACGAGGCTGCTGCGCCTCCCGCCCTCACCCCCATTGACCTACAGCCTTCCGGCGATCCAGACAAGGCAGCACGGAAAGCAGAAGATGATGCCGCTAAACAGGCCGAGCGAGATCGGCTCAACGCAGAGCGTCTTGCGAATCAACAGCAACAACTAATCACAAAAACGGCAGAACATCAGGTCGCATTGCGGGAACTTGCATTTACTGCAGAGCAAAACTTGACAGGCCAGCGCTTTGAAGAAGTGAAGCGCATTATTGATTACGAATATGATTACAGGCTCGCACGCGCCAATGAGATACAAGCCATTGAGATTAGTCTTGAGAAAAAATTAGCGCAAGCACGGTTAAATAGTCTTAATGCAGTATTTGAAAGAAGCACTGCGATCAGAGAGGCGCAACTCAAAGTAGAAAATGCTAAAGCGTTGCGCAGTGCCGCCCGGCAGGCTGCCACTGTTCCCGTACCTGCGGCGCAAGCTGGAACGATTCCTGGGGCTCCATCAGCTCCGGTTCTACCTTCGTCAACAGGCTTGAGTCCGCACGAACGTGCACTGCTTGACACAATTGCATTTGCAGAAGGAACTTACAACCGTCCCAATAGCGGCTATCAAACTATGTTTACGGGTCGTCAATTTAGCGACCTAAGCAGGCATCCAAGGGTAATTAACAGTGGAGGTGGCCATAGGTCTGATGCCGCTGGGCGCTATCAATTCCTTTCGACTACATGGGACAGCCTGGGGCTTAGAGCGTTTTCGCCTGCCAATCAAGACATTGGAGCGTTGCAACTTGCCCGTAGAAGAGGAGTTAATCCTGCTGCTCCATTAACACGTTCTGGTATCGACAAGCTTGCCCCAGAATGGGCATCATTCCCAACACTAAGAACTGGTACGAGTTATTACGGGCAGGGAGGCAAGTCATTCGGAGAGATCGAGCGTTTTTACAATCAAAAGCTTGCCGGTTATTCGGCGGGGATGCCAATGTCTGGCCCGTCTTTTTCCATGGAAAAGCGTGAACAGGATATTGAATTTAGCGTCGAGCAGGCAGAAGAAGAAAGGAAAGTAAAAACAGCAATGGCAGACTTGGAGTTGATGAATAGGCTTTTGGAGGAAGGACGCAATGTGTCCTTGGCTATTGGCGAAGCTATCGGACAAACACTGCCTGTTGAGCAGCTAAAGCTAGACAATCAAGTGCTTACTGAGCGAAATCGCTTGATTTTAGAGGGTGCTCCCGCTGAGGCCATTGAAGCAGCAGAAAAACTGACTCGCGCTAGGGCATCTTATAGCGCCATCGAAACTGCTATCAACAATCAAATACGCGAAGCGACTGTTGAGATCGCGTCTTATGACGATCAACTGGCGAAAGGTGCAATCAGCTCTGATGATCATGCAAGGGCCACTAAGGCGCTGAATGATCTGCTAACGATCCAACGCAATCGACTACAAGAACTTCCCGATGCGTTGCGGGAAGTCGAAGCGGAAACTCTGAAGACAACTTTGACACAATTAAGACAAGCAGACGCGCTAAAGGCAATAGAAGAAGCGGTTTCCATGGTGAACGATGCCGTTGACGGCGTTGTGTCCAGCTACAAAGATTTGTTCGTTGACATTATGAGCGGAGGTGACATTAAAGAAGCTGCTAAGCGGATGCAGGAAAGTCTGTCTAAGCAAGTGTTCACAATGTTCATCGACTTCTCAATGAAGCCGGTTGAAAAGTTCTTCAAAGATCAACTGCTCAACATCTTTGGCCTGCCCAACGAAGAAGAGCAGAGAGCTGAAACCATTGCAGCTATGGAGCGTCAAATTGCAGCCCTTGATCGTAATACGGCAGCACTGCAAGGCACCCCTGCTGGCGCCTCTGGACAAACCTTTGGAGGCAACGCTTCTCTGCCATCGCCTTTGATGGGCAATGTACTAAATGCGCCAGCCTTTGAAATGAGCGGAAAGGCTATGCAAGAAGCGTCTGAACAGGCATGGCAGTTCCCAGATTCACTGGGAGGCATGGGACAGGCAATGGAGCAGTTCAATGCCAACACGTCTGCAGTCACTTCATCGCTTGTTGATGAAGCTCGGAAGGGCGCGACTGCTACAACCACTTGGCAGGAAAATCTTGGCAGAACTGTCTCTGCAGTTGGTATTGCGGCCAGTTCCATTGTCGGCATCACAGCAGGCATCAGTCAAATCAAGGAAGGTGGCGTGTCTGGCGTGCTTGGCGGCATTGGCTCCATTGCAATGAGCTTGGGTAGCGCATTGGGCGGATTTAGCGCCATGGGGCTGTTTGGCGGTGGAGGTTCCGGTGGCGTGTCCGTACCAAAACTGGGCATGTTTACGGCAGCTAATGGCGCTGTGTGGAAAGGTGGCTTCCAAGCATTTGCCAATGGCGGGGTGGTGAATGGTCCCACACTTGGCTTGGTCGGTGAAGGCCGCTACAACGAAGCGATTGTCCCCCTGCCTGATGGTCGCTCCATCCCTGTGAAGATGAATGATCAATCAGCTTCTCTCCGCGAGGCAATGAACACCATGAGCCCAATGCAGGCTATGGCGCCTATTCTTTCCATGAAGTTTGAGAGCACCAACATTGGCGGCGTAGAATACGTCAGCAGGGATCAACTAGAGGCAGCGATGGCTTCCACTCGTCGCCAAGCGGCAAAAGACGGTGCTCTTCGTGGGATGAACATGACTCTCGACAAGATTCAACAGAGCCCTGCCACTAGAAGCCGCATTGGCATGAGAGGGCGCTGATCATGAGTCAAACATTCCCCTCCATCGTTCCCTCCCAGCGCGAGTTCACGCTTGGGCAGTTTCCCATTAAGACGTATCGGGCGCTATCTGGTGCGACAGTTAAGCGCAGCTTTGGCAATAAGCCCAATAGTTACAAGCTCTCCCTTTTCTACCAGAACCTCCACGATCCTGATACCGTTGAATTGTTGCGTCATTACAGGGACACTGCAGGAGGTTTTGAGCGGTTCAGGCTTCCTAACGGCCTTTTTGCTGGAATGACAAACAATTTACAGGGTTTTATTCAGTCTCCCTATGACATTCAATGGGAATACGTTGGACCTCCAACCATTCAGTCAGTGTATAGAGAAATCAGCAATGTAACCATTGAATTGCAGGGTGACATTGACCTATGACAGTTATTCGCCTTTGCCAGTTCTTTGACTACACAAGTGCAGACAAAACTGCTACATATCGACTGCAAAACTACTTCATTGGCCAGAGCAAAAATTTTAACGGGCGAGGCTACACTTTCGCGCCATTCCAAGCGGACGGCGCCATGGCAAGTCTCAATGGCGAAAACCAACAATTCCGCGTGTTGTTTCCTGCAGAGGAAATCATCGTGCGGATGGTGGAAGCTTCTGACGGAAACCGCCTCAGCGCCTTAGAGCTGACAACGGCATGGGTGACAGCCTCTGATCAACTTGTGCCAGGCTTTTCCGACTACTACATTGGCATTGGCGCAAGCTATAGCGATGAGACCGTGGAACTTCGCTTCAGGAGCGCAATGGACAGTGTAGGAGCATCGTTCCCTGCTCGCACACTAAGCGTGGACAATGTAGGCATCCTGCCGCTAAATGCTGAACTCTATCTGCAATGAGCTTCCACGACTTGATTGGGCTTAATCGGGCATGGGCCGCAGTACCTGGCGATGGAAGCGGCACTGTGGATTGCTGCCTGCTCGCTGCGGAAGTGCATAAACGTCTTGGCTACCACGACTACGCGCCAGACTTGGCTTGGGTGTTTGAGCAATACACCGACGATTCTCTGCCATCGTGGTTCATGGCTCGATGGCTGCTAAAGAATGGCACTCGCCTAGAAGGACCGGAGCCTCATGCCGTGGTGCTCATGGAGGGGCAGAATGGAGGAGCGATGGGGACAGTAATGGATGATGGGCGAATCTTGCACATTCACAAAAAGAATGGCGTGGTGATTGCTCCCATGCCTCCTGCCATTGGCCACTATTTTAGACTGCGCAAATGAATCGTCCGCTGCTGCCATACGAACACCAACTGGTGGAAGCTCTTGGTATTACCAAGCAAGAGTATCTCGACTTCTTAATGGCAACAAGGGACTATGGAAAGTCGCCTGAGCAAGTTTTAGAAGAACCTCAGAATACAGCAGCAGTTGCAGCACTTGTTCTTACCATTGTTGGCATTGTCTTTCAAGTGGCGGCAGCGTTGCTTGCTCCGCGCCCAGAAGAACAAAATCAGAGACGCCCCAGAGAGCAGCGCTTTAGTCCACGCTTCGGCTTCAACTCATCTCAGGAGCTTGCGCAATACGGCCAGCCAGTCAACCTCGTCTACTGCTCCAAGGATAATGCTCGTGGTTCGGTGCGCGTCGCCACGTCGCTCGTATGGTCTGCCGTGGAGAGCTATGGCAGCAGTCAATTCATGCAACTGCTTCTGTTGGTAGGCGCAGCGAAAGTCAAAACGATTGACTTTGAAAGAGTGGCATTTGGCCAACTTCCCTTAGGCCAATTTAGTGGTGCCAACACTTGGCTCTATTACAACCAAAATGGCAATGTCAGCTACAACAATAAAGTGTTGGGTGATGGCAAAGATCCAACTAGGGACGGGGCCCCATCGTCTTCTGACGTATGCCAATTGCGAGATGGTGACAAGCGCCTAGAGGGCTACAGCCAAGCCTTCACGCCTAGCAGTCTCACTTCCATTGGCGTTTACGATCCCATTCCAGTGAACGTGGAGATTCAGGAACGTCGCACGTCAGGGCGGCCAGACTGGGCGGACTTGGGCATTCGCATTAAGGGAGGGAGCTGGCAGTCGGGCAGTGATGTGCGCTACAAAGAAGGCGATAAGCTCACGCTTATTTTTGAGAAAGCATTTAGGCGACAAGACAAGGTGGCTCAAGAAGCCGCTAAGAACTTGCGCTATCAAATGGTGTCGTCACTTGACCAAGCTGCTGTCTACAAGCTTGGCAGCGCAAAGTTCAAGCTGGTTGGCGTGAGTGACGAGACCAACCTAGACAAGAATGAAGTGGAGGCCGTCTTTGAATGTGTGGAGCCTGGCCGCAGGCCACTCACGCCATACGACGAAACGAAAGCTAAAACGTGGGATGACAAGGACAGAGAAGACCTAGAAACCGCTCAAGAGGTGCTCAAGGCAAAAGCTTCTGACGCGGAAACAACAGGCCCCAAGCTTTTGGACGAGGCCCCTCGCGCCGATGCCATCCCCACGTTCCTCAGGAGGGTCACCAATAGCGACGACTATGACACCACCACGGAGCAATCCGGTGACGTTGAGTTTCGCTTTCTAGGCAAGCGTTATTCCTTCCAAGGCACGGAAACCATTAGATGGAGGGACGAGCTAGACGAAAGGCAGTCTTACATCGTCACTCGCGGAGGGTCGCTGGCGAATAGCAAGAAAGAGCTTGAGCGCTTTTTGTCGGACAAGCCTCGTCTGTCTGTTGCGAAGCTACGGAAGGAGCTTGATGATGACATGGAAAAAGTGCGTCAACTTAGAGACGACGTGCTGGCAGGTGACTACGACAAGCAACTGCGTAAAGAGGCGAAGAACAATGCTGCGTTTCAAGCCGTCAAGAAAGACATTGACAGGCTTAAGGAAGAGTTGGAAAAGCGCATCTTAGAAGCGTACAAGCTCTCCCCAGAGACAGCCAAGATTAGCGGCACTCAAGTACTGACTGATGGAACAAAGCTAGAGGCAGATGGTAAGCGAATTGCGGAGCTAGAAAAGCAGATTGAGCGCCGCAGGGAGATTAAGGACGACATCCTGAGCGACAGCATTGCTGAGCGACGTAAAGCCTATTCGCAATTCCTGCGTAGGGCTACCAGCCCGTTTGTTGGTTTGGACGGCAATCGCTATGGCACTGGTGGCATTGTCGCTATCAAGAGGCGCGTTGCCGACTTGAAGGGAGAGTTCACCACTGATGCCATTGGCACAGAAGCCGTCAAAGGCTATATGGACTCCCTAATTAAAGAGAAAGAAGAAGCGATCAACTTTCTCGACTACGCCCTTAAAAACTGGGAAGACTTGCAAGGGGCTGCCGATGATAACTTCTATACCAAATGCCTCGTCAAGGCAGACTCTGCTGCCTATCAAACTGTCACTGCTTGTGACTACGTTAAGTTTTCACTGCGCTGCAAACTGTTTCGGCGCATCCAAGGGAGACAGAAGAAGTATGGGGAGAAAGACGCTCCTGATGGCTACAAGATGAGTGACAATGGCGTTCAAGGGCGCATGGCATTTTTCACTGTTAGCTACAGAAAGACTGGCGACCGCAACTACATTTCTATTCCTATCGTCTTTGCCGTTCGACGCGCAGCGGATCAAGACAACTTCATCGGGCTGGATTTCAAGGCGCCGTCTACCGCGAAGTGGGAGTTCAAGATGGAGCCCATTGGTGATATTGGCGCGGAGACTCGGGATAGTGGCCAAGGGCAGTTTGCTTTCGTTGAAAACAGCGGTAAGCGCTCTAGCTACGGACTAGGCAATGGAGGAAGAATTAAGTGGACTGGCACTCTAATCAGCGCTGGTCTGCTCAACAAGAACGCCCTGGAAGAGCGAGGCCCTATCTATACCAATGAATGGGATTTGTTCTCTGTGCGGTCTGATACCAGCACTCAATTCAGTTTTGAGGGCGGGCCTGAGTTCAAGATTACTGCCGTCACCGAGCAGCAAATAGGCGGCACAATCGGCAAGTATGAGGCCATGAGCATGGCTGCGCTTGGCGTGTATTCAGGCAAGGGCGTGCAGGATTTACGTTCCATTACTGCCTATGTGACAGAAGGTAAGGAGAGTTGGGTGGTCGATGAAAAAGATGGCACACGCAGCAGAAACGCCAACTCCACAAGTTACGCGCCTGACATTTTCGCTGACACTGTTCTTGACCTGGACAATGGGATTGGCAAGTATGCCAAGCCAGAAGGTATTGACTGGGAAAGCCTGGCGCTTGCAAAGCGGTTTTGCAAGAACAATGGTTTAGGCGTCCGCTTGTTCATGGACGGCGTGATTGCCGACTTGTCATCGTGGCGGCAGTTCTGGGCGGAAGTGGCTCCTTACAGCCTGCTGGAGCTTGCAAGGATTGGCGGCAAGGAAACCCTCATCCCTGCAGTGCCAACCAACAGAAGGGGAGAGGCGAATCGTGAGGTGACAATTTCTGCCATGTTCACGGCAGGCAACATCCTTGAGGGCAGCTACAAGGAAGAGTTTGTGGACTATGGCGACAGTTCACAAGACCTCATTGCCACTGTCATCTATCGAGACACGGAAGTACAAGACGTGTTTCCACGCAATGCAAGTGTGCAAGTGAGCCTAAATGACGTACAGGAGGGCACTGCCATCAGGCAGACGTTTGACTTATCGCAATTTGTCACACAGCGGGAACAGGCCGTCTTGTTCGGTAAGTTGTTGTGTAACCAGCGGCGATGGATGAGACGGGGGGTTGAGTTCAAGACATTCCCCACTGACTCTCCCGTGTCGCCTGGAAGCTACATCTACGTGGACATTGGGCTCAACACTTGGGACCGCATCTCCTCCGGCATGATCATGCAAGGCGGGGAACTCAACATTCCACTGCGTTCCTCCATCGTTAGTGGCAACTACGACATGCTTGTGTATCAAGCAGGAAAAAAAGTCGAGAGTTTGTCTGGCGTGGCCGTCGTGAATAATGCCACAACCGGAGTCATTAGCGCAGCTTCCCTTGCAAGCAGAGAGGGTGCGATGTTTGTGCTTGGCGTGAAGAACAACAGAAAGCGCGTGTTCAGAGTGACAGAGGTGGCAATGGACGAGGAAGGAGAGGTGACTATCAAGGCCATGGAACACCCATGTCAAGATTCCGCCGGAAAGCTCTTGAGTAGGGTTGCAAACTTCTCCGACAGCCTATTCAAGGTGCTATAGGGCATTGGTGGTACTTAGTGGCTAAGCTGATAGAAAACAATAGGTGATATGGGCTTCTATACTGGCCGCACCGGATCACTGGTTTTTGACGGCAAGCCGGTAGCGAAAATCCGTGACTGGTCGCTTGAGACCACGGTAGAGCTGCTCTCCACTAATGACATTAGCAGTGTTGCCAATACATTCACCCCTGGTGTGAAAGGTGCTACTGGCAGTGCAACGCTTCTTTACTATCGCCTGGAGAGTGGAGAAGGTGCAGTTTATACGGAGTTCACAAGGTTGTTGGGTAACATAATGCGGAGCGGGGCGATCACTGATAATCAAAAAGTGAGACTCATTCTGAACGTGGGCAATCAAGCGCCAGACGATATTCGCTTGGACGCTTTCATTACTTCCGCGCAAGTCGGCTCTAGCACTGGAGAACTGAGCACGGTCTCCATTCAGTTCACGATGGACGGCGACTTCCTTGACGTGATTGAATAAGAAACAGCATGACAGTATTCGTTGGGCACAAAGGGAACATCCGACTTCGGCGTGGATTAAAGCTGAGCTATGGGCGACTGAGTGAGCAGATAGTACCAGACGACGTAAACCTGTCACTCAACCGACTTAGCTTTGACAATGCTATTGACAACCTGCTAACGGGCGACCGGCTAGAGATGCTCACTAGCGATCCGCGAAAGCTCGTTTGCTTTCCTCCATCGACCTGGCTTGACAACCGGTTAAACGATGAAGTGAGCCTCTACATCAATGTGAATGCAGCGGGCGGCTTGCGATTCTTCCGCAGCTTTGAGGATGCTGTAAACAACGTAAGGGCGAGAGAAGTGCCTCTGCAGGCTTTTACTGGCGCTCCTCTTGACATTGAGATACAAGTGAAGGACACGGCCTATAACGTGCTTGGCAATGTCACTAGCTATACGTTCAACACCGACCGTGAGGCCATTGACACAACCAGCCTTGCGGACAAGTTTCGCAGCCAGTACACGGCTGGCTTAATCAGCGGCAATGGCACCATTGATTGCTTGTTTGACTACAAGACCAGCGGAGCAAAGGAAATGCCCTTGCTCATGCTTCAACTCATTCAGCGACTAGACATTGGCAGCGAGTTTGACCTTGCGCTTTACTTAACTGACGGCACATCCACCCCTGGCGCAAGTAGCGTCTTCTACGAAGTGGGGGCGATGGTGACAAGGGCAGGAATTACAGTGGAGGATAGCTCCATTGTCTCTTGCACTATTGACTTCGTAAGCACTGGCGAAATCAAGCTTCTTGTTGGCCAGCCTTCGGGCTACATCCTGAAAGAAGATGCTGGCTTGATTGGCCTTGAACAGTCGCTAGACTTCCTCTTGCAAGAAGTGGAAGATTAGACTAAGCATAACTGTTGAGAGGATACCACCTTGGCTGACCAAAGAATCTCACAACTGCCAGCGCTGCCATTAGCAGCAATAGCATCTGGAGACTTATTGGCGGTTGTTGATGTTTCGGCGTCACAAACCAAGAAGACCACTGTTAGCGAGCTGGTTGCTGCTGGCGTGGCATTGGTCCCTAGCGGCACTCTCAACCTTGGCCTGTTCAACCAGAACAGCACTACCAAGCTCGGCACTGCCTCCATTGCCGATGATGCCATTACGGCAGCAAAGCTGGCAAACGACAGTTCCATTGCCGTGCAGACCACGGCGCCTAGCGGGGATAACTTTGAAGGGAGAGGCTTTTTCAATAGCTCCACTGGCAACCTGCAAGTTTTCAATGGGACGAGCTACCAGCAAGTAGTGCTTGGCGCTTCAGGGATTAGCGATGGGTCGATCAGTGCGGCGAAGATTGCAAGTGGCACGATCACCACGGCTCAAATTGTTTCTTCTGGCTTGAACACTGCTGCCTATGCCGATGGCAGTGTGTCTGCCGCGAAGATTGCAAGCGGCACGATCACGACTGCGCAAATTGCAAGCGGCACGATCCTTGCAGGCAACATCGCCGTTGGCACGATCACTGGCAACCGTCTAGCCGCCAACACTGTCAACTACGACCGCATCCAAGCAGTGTCCTCTGGAGACCGACTGCTGGGGCGTAGCTCGGCCACTAGCGGCACCATTGAAGAGATTGTCTGCACGGCTGCCGGAAGGGCCTTGCTGGACGATGCAGACGCCACTACGCAGCGTGCAACGCTGGGCTTGGGCACGCTTGCTACTGCCAATGGCACTTGGACGAATGGCAGCAGCTTTGCAGGCACCAGCACTGGTACCAACACGGGCGATCAGACAATCACGCTGACGGGCGACGTGACTGGCACTGGTAGCGGCACGTTTGCTGCCACCATTGCAAGTGGAGTGGTCAGTTCTGGGAAGATTACCGATGGAGCAGTCATTGCAGCCAAGCTAGGAGACAATGCCGTAACGGCTGACAAGCTCAACGACAATTCTGCAACGGTCGTGGGCACTGCAGCCCCTGTCGCCAGTGGTGCATTTATTGGCCAGCAGCATGTCAATACCAACACGGGCTTTGAATATACGTGGACTGGATCAGCTTGGCAGCGGCTAAGCGGAGTGGCAACCTTGGCTTTTTCTGGCAGCACTCCCCTTACTTTCTCTCCATCGTATCCCGACAATTTCAGTGCCACGATCACTGTCAGCAGTAGCGCTCAGTCTGCCAACACTGTCTGGGCGGGACCAACAAGCGGCAGTGGCGTAGCCCCCACCTTCCGGGCACTGGTGGCTGGCGATCTGCCCCTGGCGACCAGTGGCACTGTTGGAGCGACGAGGCCAGGTACTGGCTTGAGCGTGACCAGTGGCGTTCTTAATCATGCCAATAGCGTGTCCGGTGCCACGATCAATGGTTTCACTTTTGACAGCCAAGGCCATATTTCTGCCGCCACTGGACTGACTTCTCTTGACATTCCGGCTTTAGATGCCTCTAAGGTCGAAACCGGGGAGTTCCCGACAGAGCGCTTTGCCGATAATTCCGTCAATGGCGCAAAGCTGGCAGACTACTCAACTGCTCAAATTGCCAATACTTCTCCGCAGGCCGAATATACTGGCCAGCTTTTCTTCAACCCATTGGAGCGCAGCTTCTTTATGTGGGATGGCAATGTCTGGCAGCCCATCGGCATTAGCGTTGGAGGCATTATTTTCGCTGGCACTTACAACGCCGCCAATAATACAGTTGCGACTATTACGGATCAAGGTGATGCCATTGGCTTGGTCGTGGGAAGTGGTCTACCTGCTGCTGCGGACGAGAATAATGGCTTCTATGTCGTGGTATCAAGTGGTGGCACCGGCACGTCTCCTGCACCTGGCGTTGTGCTCGCGCCTCCTGATTTGATCCTAAGCAACGGAAGCTCTTGGACTGAAATTGATTTAAGTACAAATGCCGTCGGACAAACCGCTTCCGCTGTTGCGTTTGTTCCCAGTGGAACAATAACTGCAACCAACACGCAAGATGCAGTGGTGCAAGTATTGAATCAGTCAAACAACACAAACAGTCGTTTTTATGGCGTAGGTGCTGATACTGCAGCACTGCCATCGTTTGTTTGGCAAAACGATACAGACACTGGCATGTTTAGGGCTGCTGCCAATACGCCTGCGATGGCGGCAAGCGGAGTGGAAATGTTCCGCCTCGACTTTGGTAATTCCCAGTCGGCGGGCGGGCGACGAATGCTGTTTGCTGCCACTACAGAAATTTCAACAAGCAATGGCGCCCTCTATTTGAACGCGGCTTCCAACACGTTCCTGCTTACGACGATCACTGACACAACAGCATCTGCGGCCAATGCCTTTCTTACTTCAGGCGGTCGCATCCAGCGCTCCACTTCCTCCATTCGTTACAAGACAGACGTAGAAACCGCCAACCTAGAACAGAGCAAGGAAATCGTCTACGGGACGAGGCCCGTGTGGTATCGCTCTATTTGCGAGGGCGATCCAAAAGAAAATAGTTACTGGGGCTTTATTGCCGAGGAAGTGGCAGAGATTGATCCACGTCTTGTCCACTACAACGCAGAAGGAGCGCCTGACGGCGTGCAATACGACCGTTACGTTGTCCACCTTGTCAACGTAGTGCAAGAGCAGCGTGCGCAAATTGAAGCCCTTGAAGCTCGCCTTTCCGCCCTGGAGCAGCAGTAGACTGTCGCTTTCTTCCTTTTCCCATGGCAGTCAAGGCTAAAACTGGCATCAGTGGGCAGCGCAATCAGCGCCCAGTGTCCCGCCCTAAAAAGACGCGACAGGGCAATGGCGCCCACAGTAAACCGAGTCACGGCAGGAAATTGAGCCGAGGACAAGGCAGCTAATCATCCCGCCCGCACTGTGCGGGCCTAGTCACCACCATGGCCCGCACTAATCCTCCAGCGTCAATCAATAGCCTTTTCGTTCACAACAATGCTCGACCTTCAAGGCCGCGGAAGAAGCCTATTGTCGATAAGGTGGTCACTCCAGAAATTGACATCAACCTTGACAAGCTAGAAATTAATATCACGGACTTCACTGGTGGCACGCCCACGCAGAATTTACAAGCCGCAGTGAATGCAGCGGCAGCACTCAATCGTCCTGCCATTGTCAAGCTAGAGCACGGCGTCACCTATAACTTGACGGCAACAATTGCAGTGCCAGGCAACTATATCCTCATCGACCTAAACAAGGCCATCCTGACTAGATCGACAAACTATGGCCCTACGTTCACTTTTGGCTACGACATAACCAGTCTTGACACCTATCGCTACACCTTCTCTCCCACTGGCCTCATCAATGGCACAATAGTCGCAGCCGCAGGTACGATGACCACTGGCTACCACTTGTCATTCAGGCGAGTGTGGATGCCATTCTTGGCCAATGTCATCATTCATAATGGCAACTCTGGCGTTGAGTTTCGCAGTTGCGTCGAAACAAGGGTTGATAACCTTTATGTTTACATTATTGACAGGGCCAATTCTCCATCGGGAAGAGTGGGCGTATGGGCTGGCAGTCATAGCTTTGGTGACTTCCCTGGTGCGGAACATCGCTGGACAAAAGTGCAAGTATGGGGAGGGGAGCCATGGAGGCCCGAGTACGTTGGCCCATCTCTTGACTTTGGTATCTTGCTGCAAGGTGGCGATGGTATATGGATAAGCGATTCTCACGTTGCAGGAACAAAGCTTTGCAACTATCAAATTTCAACAGCCTTTGGCCATTTCGTAGGCAACACTACATTCAGTAATTGCATGTCGGACTGGTGCCATGGCCAAGGACTGGGTCTTAGTGCAACGGCTGGCGCCATTGTGAACGTACGCTGGCACGGGTGGGTGTCTGGAGGCCCCAGCAGATTTGCCGCCGAGAAAACTGCCACTATCACAAAGGGAGCATCAGGAACGACTGACACACTGCCAGACACTTACGTTGGGCGTGTTCGTGCCGTGTTTTCTGGCGCGACCACCTACGACGAAGGTGTTAGCTACATCGCCAGTGGCAACACAATCAACTGGTCTCCCGCAGGTCCAGAGCCAGTATCAGGCTCTACTTATAGCGTTTCATACACTTGGACACCACTGCGCATTACCAATGAAGGGCAGGGTATTGCCATTACTGCTCCAGCCACAACGCCAGAAACTACATGGCTGATGAAAGGAGTGGATGTGTCAGGCGTCATCGAAAACCATTCCGAAAATGCAGTGTTTATCAGTTCGCTCAATTTGGAAAGCATCAAGCTGTATGGCCTAAACATCACAACCAATATCGCTCGCGGTGATGATGCTGGCGGCATCCTGATTGAACGAGGCAGTGACATTACCGTTGACAACTACAGCATCAATGGAAATGAAAATGCTCGTTACGGCATCCGCGTGATCACCAATCCTCCCACTGGCTCTGGAGCTATTGGCGTGGTTGACAACGTGATGATTGGCACTGGTCGCATTCACAATTGCGAGTGGTACGGAGATGAGGATGTCAATAACATCCCGGGCATTGGCCTGCAAGTCACGGCTCCCTGCACCAACGTCGTAGTGGATGGCTGCAATGCACGCAACAACCCTACTAACATTGTTGAACGCAATTCCGCATTCCATAATTTCCCCACCATTGTCAACAATTCTCCTGGCGTCAATCCTCTTCGATATACGGCAGGATGGAACCCTGGCACAATCAATCCAAGCGGACAAGTGAAGCTGCTTATTCCGGCTTCTGGAACTGCCTATGGCGACTTCATTGATAATGCTTCGTTTGGCATGTTCATTGATGACCAGATCATTTCATACACTCATGCCTCCATTGATACCATTGTGGTTCGCCTTGAGAACAGAGATTCAACGGCTGCAACCATCCTTTCTGGAGTGGTGACAGTGGACGTGTTGCGGAAGTATTGACGAGACAAGCGTTGGCCAATAGGATGGGCTGCCCGCTCTTTTCCCATGGCTTTCGTTAACACTGTTTCCTTTGCCCACCGCTTCTCCACTGAAAAAGCTGATTTGGGGCCTGCTTATGAGGAAGTGAACATGACAGTCAGCAACGACAATGCGCGTGCATTGTGCGAAGCGTTCTTTCGCTTTGCAATGGCCACTGGCTATATGCCCGTTACCATCCTTAATGCCTTCGGTGCAATGGAGGAAGAGTATGGCTTCTTGCGCCGTGGCGAGATCGTTGTGAGCACTGCACCCTTAGAATAGGGGCATTGTCAATGTAGCGTGACGGATGACAGCCCCTGGCGCGTACGACATAGTTATCTACCAAGGGGCCACTTTCGATCTGCCCGTTCAGTACAAGGACAGCACTGGCTCGCCTGTTAATATGAGCGGCTACACCACTAGCGGCACTCTATGGAACCGAACAGGCACGACTAAAATTGCCACTTTTGATTTGCCGTGGACAGTGCAAGCGAGCGGCATGTTTAAGATGCGACTGGCAGCTTCCGTAACCAGTGGCATCACAGAACAAGGGCGCTATGACATTTTAGTGACAAAGCCCAGTGGGGACAAGTTTTACCTTCTGGAAGGCACAGCCTTTTGGAATCTTGGCTTGACGGGGCGCCAATCATGACGCAAGTAACAGTAACTACGCAGCAAACGCAAGTGGTCGTCGGAGAGGGGCAATCTAGTCTTGTTGTTTCCCCATCGTCCCCCGTTGCATTAGAAGTGTGGCAGCCTGGAATGGCGCCTGGCGGCAGCACTAATGATCTGCTGGCCAAAAGCTCAAGTCAGGATTATGACAGTGAATGGACGGATCAGCCAATTGTTGATAAGTTGCGTTTTGACTTGACAGCGAACGAGGCTGTAGGCAATGGTGAGATTGCTTGGAACGCAGACGAAGGCACTCTTGAACTAGGGAAAGGGGGTATTAGCAACTACATCGGCCAAGAAACGATGGTGCTATGCCGCAACAATAGCAATACGGTCCCTATTCCCAAGGGGACTGCCGTGAGGTTTGCTGGCTCTGTTGGCAACAGTGGGCGCATTAAAGTGGCGCCAATGATTGCTGATGGCACGCTGCCTGGCTACGTTTTCTTTGGTGTGACAGACCAAGAAATCAGTGGAGCTGGCGATGGCTATGTGACAGTGTTTGGAAAGATTCGCGGTGTCAATACCAAAAGTTACGTTGATGGCGACATTCTTTGGTGCAACCCAAGTGTTCCCGGTGGGTTTACAAAGACCGAGCCGCAAGCTCCCAATTTGAAACTAGCAGTGGCTGCTGTCGTCAATGCAGCTAATAATGGCATCATTTTTGTTCGCTGGGACACTGGTAGGAGACTTCAAGACTTGCACGACGTGGAAGCCAATGGCTCAAAAGACAACGGCGACGCTCTTGCTTGGAACGCTTCTGTTAACCGCTGGGAGCCAACAGACAGGCTTACGCTCTTAGAACAAAGAGTGGCAGCGCTAGAGGCAATCGTCTCTCCATAGCTTTTGCCACTAAGATAAAAAGATAGGAGCTTGCTGATTATGGCCCAGAGAGTTGTTAATGGTGAGCAGTACCAAGCCGTACTCCTGGGAGGAGATGTAGACGGAGCCAGTATCAGTGTAGACGGCAGGGCATATCGTTCAGTGGTGAGCTTTAACCGTCCCGGCAATGCGTCTGGATATACTGCTGGTGACGTGGTTGGTGGGGCGACTTCTGCC